ATGTGAGTGAACCCGGCGTTGATAAATCGCCCGTAAGGTCAAGAGTAGCTTCGCCTTCTATGGCGCCGATGGCATCGGAATCGGTATACTTAGTGTGATGGTCTGAGGGACTTACATCATCCAGACTGTCATGCGATAACTGACTACCACCCCCTAATCCCTCCAATAGGTTTCTTAGTGTTACAGCAACATCCTCTGCTGGGCCTGGGTTAGCTTCTGGTAAATATTTTCCTACTGCCATAACTTATGCCTCCAATGATGGTTTCGTGGTTGCGTATCTTAACTCCATAAGATTAAGAATTATATCGTCTACTTCGCTGGTGTCTGTTTCAAGATTAATGGCGAAGGAAAGAATATCCAAAGCATCAATCACATTACTGGCTGCGTCATAGTCTATGGTAAAACTAGTCTTGAATTGTTTATACTGGGCTGATGCCCCAACAGTTGTGGCTATTTCTACCGTTTGAGTTTTAATAGCTGTCTCTCCTTCACCTTTATATCTTACTACAAGGCGAAGGTCTACCGTATCTCCACCAGCACCACCTGTATTATCTACATTAACCTCCCACCAAGCGTTTACTATTAGGTCGCTAGATGCATCCCACTCTGCTTCCACATGGGCTTCAAAGTAGAGTGTTTCACCAGAAGCATTGAGTTGCCATCCACCCAGTGTATTTGAATCGGGGGCAGTTCTGGTTGCCCCTGAAGCTCCGGGGTTAAGAGAGGTGGCAAAGAGGTCATGTTCGTGATGCCAAATTGACCGATTGGAACGAAGCACATCAGGTACGATAACTTTACCATCCTCGTCCAGTCTTGGCAATGCGTGCCCTGGTACTAATGGTTTACTCATAACATCCTCTTAAATGGCGGTATGCTGACCAAGCAACCGAGGCTAACCAGAGATGCCCAACTAGCCAAGCAGTAGCCTCCCACCCATACCACATTATAGTAAATACCCGAAGACATCAACTGCCCACGTCTCTAAGGTTGCATCGCTGCCCGTCTCAATACTAATAGAAAATACATCTCCTGCTGCTTGGGTTACTACGGCTGAGTCCTCCACACTATCACGGATAAATACATCTGCGGCAGCTACCGTATAAGTAATGGTATTCAAATAGTCATCATAGGTTGCTGAGTTACCACCGAAGCTGGCTACTGCCTCAACTCCCTTACCACCAGAGGTAAAGGCTGTTACCCTTATTACTATATGGTCAGGGATAAAGGTCTTACCTGCTGGCACGGTGTAAAGGCTTGTTACGGCTATGGTTTTAGCATTGATTCCCGCGACTGTGGCTAGTTTAGTGATTACACTCTCGTTTGCGTAACTCATATTACCCCCTAATTATAGAGTATGTTTCCTTCGTGAATTAAAACCTCACCCTCATAGGTTAAAATTCTATCCAAGTATAAATCCTCTGAATAGAGAATTGCCCTTAACGGTGTTCCAGAGGTATGAGAAGCTGCTGTTGTATTCTTTTGACCTCTAGTTATCGTGAATGTATCAGCACTTTTGTCAGTAACATTGACAATCTCCGACTCAATCAGCACAAGAAAGGGAACATATGACGGGAAATTGGTTGCTGCCTCCCCTGAAGTTACCTCAAGTGTAGTTTGGGTAGCGTTAATAGTGGCAACTAATCTGGATTCACAGATGCGTAGCTTATCACTAATTTCTATATGTAAGGGAAGTATCATACCAGTGCCCCTTCTATTTCCCTTTTCTTGCCACCAGCATCAACGTGTCTCAGTCTTTTCCCGCTAGACTCATAGCCTATCTTCCCTACAGTATCGTCAGAGCCAGTATCTTGCATGTTAATCTCCCTTATTTCACCATTGACATCGGCGTAACGTAATGTCACACCCCCAGATTCGTAACCTATCTTTCCCGCTGTGCCAGCTTCCGCTACATCGTTGCCTTCAATAAACCGTTCCCATCCTTCACCATCTCCATAATGTAGTTCTGTATTCTCTACCCACAGAGTGCCAATGGTTGCTACTATGCCACCGGCAAAGGCATCCAGTTCATAGACAAAACTAGTGCTACAATGCCAGATTGTCTGGTTTGCCCCCCCTATACCTACTCCGACTGCGGGACTACTTGTTGAACGTACCTCGGAAAAATCCGTTGTCGATAATTCGTAAATATCAGCATTACCATTGTGCCAAATCGTGTTGGCATCACCACCAACGCCTTCGTTGCCTGCCCCAGGTGTCTCATCTGAGCTCACTACTGAAAAATCAGTGGTGGATAATTCATATATCTTTGTTTCGGGAGCAGAAACATGCCAGATTGTATTGGCATCCCCCCCTATACCTACAGGATTTGAGCCAGGACTTGCAGCAGACCTTACCGTAGAGAAGTCGGTTGTGGATAGCTCATCAATTTGGTTTGTTACAGCCCTAGCGTGCCAGATAGTGCTACTATCGCCTCCTACAACACCACCAAAGGAAGCTGTATTAGCGGAACGTACCTCGGAAAAATCCGTTGTCGATAATTCGTAAATCTTGAACGGCCCCACTGGGAATGCTCTCTGTCCGAACCAAATTGTACTAGCATCACCACCAATTTCGCCTGGTGTACCTGGAAGTGCCCCCGACCTGAGTACATCTCCAAAGGACATTACTTCGCCAACTCTGGTTTTCTTTCCACAACACCAGCCAGTCCCTGCTTGTGAGCTTCCTCGGCTATCTCGCTCATATTTTTGCCTGCAAACTGGTTCAACTTACCCCCAGCTTCTTTCAGGCTTTCAATCATCAAGGCTTCAGATTGTATGCTGTATTTTATGGGGATATTCGCTTCAATGGCTACGTTGATTTCGTCTTTACCATCAAGGATAGTTACTCCTTGTTTACCTCTGTATTTGTCTATATCCCGCCCATCTGTTATAAGTCTAATTTCCAAGCCAGGGTCACTATCAAGGTTCTGCCAGCCGTGACAGAGTAGGTGTTTATCTCTTGGGTTAATACCCCCCGCTCTTACTCCCGTAGTAAAATCCACTTCGATTAGTAATGCTTTCATAATAACTCCTACAAAACTGGAATTATAAAAGAATCGCCCGAATCTACCTTGACGGCTACAGCAGCAGCAAGAAGTAACGTGCCGTCAGCAGGAGTGGTGGCTAATTGCCCTGCGGCTATTGATACCCCACCCGTAGGAGATGAGTTGTAAAGGCTTAGATTGGAAGCTGTAGCTAAGGCGGCAAGAAAAACCTCTTCGGTAAGTCCGCCAAGGGTTCCGACATAGTTCCCTACGGGGTCATATATATCAAAGGTATGTATATCAGGGTGGGTATGCGGATGTGAATGCGGGTGTGTATGCCCCTCACCTACGGAGGTGCCTGTTCCCGCCGTCCCAATTCCCAACTTCCCAAACCTGAACTCCATTGTTGGAAGGGAACCTTCTTTGTAATGCCATCTTATGCGGGATATGTTCCCTACCCGATAATCGCCCAACCTAGCATCCTTGATCTTTACAAAGTCATGGACTTCTGCTCCCACATTTATCGGAACTTCTCCCCAACCTCTTTCAGCAGCAGCTTGGGCATGGGATAAAATAGCAGTGGCTATATTGGTACACTGGGCATTGCTTGTAGCCCTGACACGATAATGTTTTCTTTTTACTATTAGTTTCTTTTCTTCGTCTGAAAGACCACTGAAACCAGGGTCTTCGGCGTTACCTGTAAAACTAGGGTCTTGACTTTTTAAGGACTCCACCTCTATATAGCCAGGGATGACTACACGCCTCCGAGAAGTCTCTGAAAAAAATGTATGATAAGAGGGGTGATTGAGAGATGGAGCCCGATAGTCATAATCATAACCCACTGTCCATACTACATCATTATCAGCAACCGTATCCCCGACTTCTGTTGGCCATGTGGGCTCACTCGAATCCGAAGTCCCTGCTGTAGTGCAGATATACTCAACTTCATTAGCAGAGGTCGGGATGACGGTATCGTTTACCGAATAAGCCGTAGAAGCTGCCCACTGTGTAGTTGTGGTGACAGTCGGTACACGGATGTGAATTTTGCCATCAGCTTCAACCCTCGCGACACAGTTGGTATAATTCAGGAGTTCCTTCCACTTGCGAAATCGGTTTGCCTGAAACGGAATAGAGAAGGAATCGGCAGGTGTGAAGGTATCAATTAAATCATCCTCACTGTCAAAGACAATATCATAAGACTTGCAATGGTCGAATGCATCGAGGAGAGTAGTATCCCCAGCTATCTTCCTGAGCAGGGTTTTAACTGTCTGAGAGTCGTCATCCTCCAAATCAAAAGATTCACTGGCCTCATCCTCATTCATTAGATTAAAGATTCCAGCTAACCCTAATGGAACCTCTAATACACCTGGCGAGGATGGTAATTCCTGGCTGATAACATATAAAGGAGCATGGGTTGAATACTCATCCCCGGAAGAAGTTTTCTTACCCCTACTGATAACTGCCTTAAAACCGCTCAGGTTTATACCGGAGACTGTCTTATCCGAATTGTCAAGTATTACTTCTGCCCACTGTAAGTCATCCTCTTCAACATGTCCTAGTTCCTTGATACGATTAGCTCCAGAAACAGAATAGTAAGTATACGAATTGCCATTATCAGTCAGGACAATTCTAATTAAATCCTTTCCTATCCTTGCTTTCTGGGCGGCAAGTAAGGTTGCGCTTAAACTCCTAGCCATATCTAATCCCTCGGAAAAGTCTCTGAAACTCTCGGTGCTCGGCGGTTTTTAAGTCTTTCTAGTTCGTTAAGAACTATCGCTAATTCGTCTCTGTAATTTCTGACAGTCTCTCTACCGCCGGTAGTTGTTGCATTGATAGTCTTAGATAACGCCGTCTTTGAAGCTGTTAATACAGTTACCAATCGTTCCATCTCTTTATTAAGCGTAGACCCGATAAAGGATACAATAGCACCATTGGCAGGAGCGCTTTCAAGTCCTGGATAAAATATTATCGCACCTCCACCACCGGATAAAGTAAGGTTAGACTTAATCTTATAAGTCCCTCTGACATTGGCAACTGTAAATAAGGCATCCTCTGTTATCACATCCGTTCCACTTCCTACCGCAGCTATGGTAAATGTCGTAGCTCCTGCGGAGGGAGTGCCATTCACTGTTCCCGCTAAATCGGCAAATTCCAATACTCTTTGTCTCGTCTCAAACCATACGAGAACCTCAGTGTTTGTCGCGGGCTCTGCTACTTTACTATCAGATACACGGAGAACATCTATGGTTAAAATATCTCCGTCAATATCCCAACTCCTTCTTGTGCCGATAGGGTATTCAACGGCTATGACACCATGCTCTTCAGGACCAACATCATCAGTTACGTCCTCAATATTGATTTGGAATCTATTACTGCAACCCTTGTTAAAAATCTCGTAGTTCTCATTGCCATCAACCATTATGTCCTTACTTAAAGTGAGTTGATCAGCGCTAACATAAGCCGTGACAATAGCCCATGTATTGTTTGTCGTGTTTTGGACGACTTTACCCACATCAGTTGAAAGAAACTGTGATTCAGTGGCATCCACAAGAGCCGATGAAGTATCGGTAGTTGCTATTCCTGTCCTCGATTCAATGAAAAAGGATACCTTCCTTTCATAGGGAACATACTCAGAAACTTGCTGAAGGGCAGCCCTAAGTTTAATAGTGACATAAGCATCTAGGAATAGGCTTCCATCATCATCGAGGTAACTTTGCACGTCATCAATTAAGTCAGCGAAAAACTTTGCCATTCTTTACCTCCGAGCTGGCTTACCTGTAGGCTTGAACCCATGCTTAACGGCATTCCTTACATTGGCACTCCTTTGGGCTTGTGCCTTCGTGCTAGACCTACCCTTTATTTTACCCGTAGCTACTTCCACAATAGCAAAGTCCTTACCGCCCTTAACTGGTATTTTCCTTACGGTAACTGGCATAGTTCACCTCTTCTTTTTCTTGTAGTGTCCGTGTGTCCCTTGCGGTATGCCTTTGGAAAGGACATCAGTTAGATACTCCATTTATCTTATTTATAGTAGCCAAGCTTACTCCATTTATCTTATTTATAGTAGCGACTGTTACACCTAGTATATTGCCTGCTAGCCATGCAAATATCCATCCAGAGTTGCCTACAGTGTCGGTTGAGTTTGCAGTGTACCAGGTTTGCCCAGGAGTTGCCTCACTGTAACTTAGAGCAAGGTAATCAGCATCTACAGTTCCACCACCTGCCTTGGTGATTGTCCAGCCACCAGTAGATGATCCTACAAGTGTTTTTACTTTACCTGATGAGCCAGTAAATACTGGTGTAGTAATGGTCTGTGTAGTCCCATCGGTAAAGGTTAAAGTTTGGGTAGTATCTGCTTTGAAGGTTAGAGTATTGAAGGTATTACTTCCTGATATAGTGCAGGCAGCTCCGTTTAGCTCTACATTATTGTAGGTTTTACTTTGACCATTGAAATCTAAACCTACTTTTATCGTTGAGGTTCCAGCATTTATTACTGAAGTTGCTATAAGGGCGAAACTTCCAGTACAGGTTATAGTAGAACTTCCTAAATTGTAGGTTGTGCCAGTTGTAGCGTTTATGAAAGAACCACAAGTGATGTTATAATTATTGGTGGTTAGTGTGCCAGTATATGTTGAGAAGTTATAGTCAACTACAGTATCACCAGCAAGAGTTATCGTCACCCCGCCGCCATACGGAGCATAAAGTCCACAACCCAAACTAAGGCCTGCTGTGGTAAGTGTTCCAGTTCCTACCATCCTAATGACTGAAGTGGCATTTACACCAGTAACAGTCATCTCAGCGGTAAATGTTATACTCCCACCTACAAGAAGGGATACTGCTGCAGGTATCGCTAGTGTGGCTGTAGTAGCACCAGAGCATACTAAACTTAAACAAGCCGAAAGATTTACATCAACTGTTAAAGTGAGTCCATTCCCATTAGCAGTTATGTAGGCATTATCCGCACTCGTAGGAAATGAAGCACCTGCAGCCCCACCGTCTGTAGCAGACCAAGTATTATTATCAGCCCAGTTTCCAGTAGCTTTTAAGTATCTATCAGCCATCACGCAATCTCCACATAGGTATTGTCCGGAGAAAAGAACAACTCATTAGCTGTATTGCCATAGCCTACAATCCTAACAATGTCAGCAGAGGCAGATGGTGCTGTCGTAACTATATCACCAGCAGTAAGTCCTATATATGCAGGTGCTCCTATAGTTAGAGTTGGGAAGGCTGTATCTGCTCTTACATTACCATAGAGTAGGAAGACTGTGGCAACATCCTCACTGGCAGCTAGTACGCAAATACCAACCTTTACAGGGCCTGCTGTAGCTAAGGCATCTGCATCAGTCAGTTCCCACTTGCTATCAGCTACAGCGAAGTAGACTATATCGCCAAAGGCCAAGGTCGTTCCTGCAGTACCCTTTTCTACAATACCATGATACTTTCCGTCAGTTAGGCCAGTAGAAAGGATGATACCTCTGGGTGGAAATTTCTTCCAATTCTTTAACATCTCTATCTCTCCATATAGACGACTTCTAATGTAGCTGTCCCACCGTCATCTATACACCTAAAATTAGTCATGGCCTCAGTTCCCCAAACCTCAACTGATGCGTCCTCTAATAGACGCAACCCTAATGAAGTTGAAGGGGTAGAGCCATTAATGGCAAATCTAATGTCACCGCCGACTGCTTGAATGAAAGCGTACTGAAGAAATGCAGTTAGTTTTGATGCTGTGAATCCAGTGGATGAACTCACACTTGAGATTGTTTCCCTGTCTTTTACCTTGTAAATAGTCATACTGTCATACCTCCTTATGACTTATTATCTTTCTAGTAAACCCTTCTCCATCTCCTGCTATGTTCCCCCTTACAGGGAACGGATTTGAAAACCTAAAACTAAAAGTAGAGAACCTCCGTTCTGCTGTTGAATGGCACTTAGGGCAATCCGCCCCATCTCCATGTGAACGCACGACCTCAAATCCCTCTTCGCATTGGTGGCAGTAGTACTCATACAGCGGCATTGACCCTCTGCTTTCTGGGATAGTACACATTCCCACCCCTAGATATTATAGGCTTCGGTGTTCCAAAATATTCTATTGGCTTTGTCTCCTGCCAGTCAGGCATATGCTTCAGCACCTGTTTCTCCTGGGTGATATTACCCTGAGAATCAACTACCCTGAAGGGCATAGCCATCCTGATATGAGAACTGGACATTGTTCTGCCAGCAGTCTTACTACACTTAGGACAGATAGAAGACTCATCACATTCAGACATCGGCCTGATTTTAGTAAACCTCTGACTACAGGCACACTCATACTCGTATAAAGCCATACCTCTCCTTATGGATTACCTACATCAGTTGCAATCCAGTGAACCCTGATGTTCTGTGCCCCACCGCCTGTGGGTTTGTTCAGATAAACAGAAAACCCGTTCACTGTTATATCTGTAACAGTAGCCGATTGATTCGGGTCAGAACTTTGTGGGGTAGCCACCACATTTGGCACACTCGCAAAGGCTGTTGTGAAAGTCACTGCCGCACTAAAGTCTTCAGTTACGCTCTCCCATGCCGACTTTATGTGTGTAACTGGGTGACTATGCAAGTTAGTCTCAGTACCACTTACCAGCTTTGTTGCACCAGCCATTTATTTCTCCTTAGAGGAGGGGGCAGTAATTCCCCCTCCTCTTTTGTTTACTGAAGGATGTTAAGCCACACTGTTGGTGCAATCGTGATGTTAGCAGGAGTACCCGCAGGTCCACCTATGTCGGTTGAGGCATAGACATGACCGATGCACTGTAGACTGGTTCCTTCAATACCATTACACGTTGCATCACCTGTAGCTCCACCCTCTGATACCTGCGCCACACCAGCAATAGCGTAGCAAGGAACAGAGTTAGCGTCAGACCCCTCAAAGGTTGCAATCATGGAAATCATGTTATGAGGGCCGGCAGTCTGTACCCAGACGTAGTTGCTTACAACAACGGTGTTGATGTAGACACCCACAGCCATGTTGTAGTTAGCTGTAGCAGGAGTTCTAATCTCTGCATAGGGATGCTCGCAAAGAACACAATCATCCGCAGTGGTTAGGGCTAAGACATTGGTGCCGTCAAGGGTGAAGGTAACGTTGTCGCTACCATCTGCCACTGTGTTGGAGATGATTTGTCTGGAACTGTACCTGCCCACAGTTGTGAGTCCCCCAGTACCCATCTTAATACCAAGGAATCCGCCTGCATACTGGTTCACTGCAATACCCGCCTTGGTAATCACAACATCGGCTGAACCGGCAGCTCCACTAACAACTAAGTTAGAAAGGTCTACAAGTTCGGCTGTAGACTCTGGGCAGTACCCAGCACCAACTACCGTAGAACCAGAACTCAGTACCGTATAAGCAAAAGTCCTTATCCCATACCGGTATATGGTGCCTGTAGGGTATAACTGGGTTGTGCCAATGGCGTAGACATCTGGTAATTTATACCCCTGACTCCATATCTTGCCCTCAGCATTGCCCGCCTCCCAAGGGGGCGGATAGAGGGTTCCACCATTTACAACCCTCAAATCGGCGTTTTTGTGTACTTTTTCTGTTGCAGTAGTCAATGTATTTCTCCTTAATTTTATTTGGGGGCGATTTATTCAGGCTCGCCCCTCAGCCTGTGAAGTCTATCGCTCATTAAAGGCTGAGTTTAGCCTATGATTGTTCCAGCTTCCTGGATGCTGTGAATGCGGCCTAACGCCCTTGTGCTACCCAACGCTAGGGTAACGTAAGCAGATAACCTGATGGCATCAGCATCAAAGTCAGACTGAGGACCCAACTCCTTCACTTTAAAGAAGGCTGTTCCGCCTGTTTGCCCACCTACTACCAGTGACAGCCCACCATCGGCTATTGCTCCAAAGCGGATAGCATAAATACTGGACATACCACTGTCATTACCCGAATCCTTCCCACCTGTGTTGTCGTTCTCCTGAAGCAGGTAATCGGAAATTACGATCGGGATTCCATCGAAGAAGTCTATCATCTTTCCGAACTGGTCAGGAGTATGGGTAATCGTAGCTATCGGAGCAGCACCACTCAATACGATGCCCTTTTCCATAGCAACCGCTGCCAGAGTATCCCTCATGGTTCTGGTCATCAACAGGATACTGGCTCTCGGCCTCACCGCATTTATAAGTTCCCTTAGAACCCTGAAAGTCAACGGATTTGAAGCCCCACCCATGTCGTGAGCCTGTAAGTTAGTAGCCGAAGAGAATGAATCCCCATCAGCTATGCTGATAAGTTTATCCAAGCCATCAAACTCTGTAGATGCTTCGGTGGAACCCGAACCATAGACGAGTGTATCCTCAACAGTCCGTGCCACTCCCTTAACTAAGCTCTTCAAAATCTCGACCTTATACATGTTGGGGTTTTGATAAGTCTCCATTACGAACTCATCCAGCAAATCCTGGCGTATTGCACGTTTTAACCAGACTTCTTTCTGGGTAATAGACCTATCAGCCGTAAAACTTATTTGCTGATGTATATCGTACCAAGCCGCCGAAGGTAGAACATTCTCCCTGTTATAGATAAGCGACCTGCTGTTAAGCTGAACAACAGGTAACATCGGGAGTAATTGCCCCACCTCTATTGTCTCTTCGATAACACCAGCAATCATCTCTGAGATGACTAACTTTCGGAGTTCACTTAAGCTGCTAAAATGGCCTACTATAGCCATATAACCCTCCTTTTATTTGTGTAGCTGTTCAAAGCCTGATAACATTTTACCCCCACTTGAATCAGCCATTTGCACACCCCCTGCTGTCTTACTGGAATCAGAAAGCAGTGTCTTAGTTTCAGTCTTCTTGGAAAGGGACTTGGCCAATTCCTCCATCGCTTTAACAGAGCCATCCGTGAACTTGATAAGAGTGTCAGCATTGACACCGAGGCGAGATGCTACCTCACGGGCGTTCTGCTCCTTCGTGTGTGTTGCACCTACTTCCTGAGCCTCTTTAGTCTTTGCCTTCTCTACTTCCAGTTCTGACGTTGTTTTAGCAAGTTCGGTTGCCGTATCTCTTGCCTTTTGCCTTGCCTTTATTCTGCTTAGTTTGTCATCATCCTCTCTGGCATCCTCCAATTCAGCCTCATCCTTCGCCTTCTGTTCTTGTGCCATTTTTTCTCGTTCAGCCTTGATAGCACCTTCCCTTTGTTCAAAGTTCTTGGCTGTCCTGCCAGCAGCAGACAAAGCATCCTCAGCCGCCTTCTTCGCCGCTTCTGCCACCTCTTCCTTAGTAAAAGTTTCGGGTTGTTCTGAAGTTCCCTTTGTTCCCTCAGAAGAGTTCCTTGCGGAAGTGTCCTGTTGGTTCTCAGGTCTGTCCATGTTTCCTCCTTTATAATTAAAAAAGCCGACTCAAGATTTCTCTTGGTCGGCTACGATTCTTTCGTTACCTCGCCCTTTCGGGCTTTCCCTTTCGGGCTTTGCTTGCTGGCTATAGGTTGATGTAGGAATCAAACCTACAACGATGCTCCCTCTGGGAGCTAAGGGGCACCGCTTTCTCATTAAGCTAGTCAACCTGACAGAGTCCCTGTCTGACACCAGCAAGCTTTATTCAGTTGTTAAAGAACTAATCTACTTTCACAGTCTCCTTTATATCAAAAGTGGTAGGCTTCCCTTTTTTAACATGCACCTCCACCGCTCCATATAAAACAAACTGCGACCAATCTATTGATTTGATAAGGTTCAATAATTTCTTCTTATCTATCATAAGCACATTTTGTAAGAAATGTCAATTTTCTCTCACTTATTTGTTTCTCTCACTCTCCAACATAGTCCCGAACTTTATATGTAACCATTGGTCAAGTTCAGGGTATCTAGCCTCCATATCTCTCCTGGCATTACCTAAGTCTTTTAACTGCCATGTTTTGTATAGTTCAAAAACTTCCCTTGTAGGTACTTTGTCAAAGTTGCGGGGTTTCCATATTCCCTTATCTATCATCTCCTGATAAAAGTCATCGTGTTCCTGTAAGTACCAGTCATCCTCATACCATTCCCCTTCGTGCTCCTTTGGCCTCTTAATATCAGGGTTAGTGTACCAATCAACATAAGTATCTTCAGAGACTATTTCTTTCTCAATAGCTTCTATACGCCTCATACCGGCTACCCACTTAGGGTTGTCAACTTTGAATTGCGCCCTCTCCTCATCTGTCTCAAGCACTTCATACTCAACAGACTTGTCAAACCACTTTGTTTTTAATTCATATATTGGTGTAAAGAGTTCATCATACTTCTCAGGGTTATCAAGGAAAGCAGGAATTGCCTCTGGTGGTATCCCGTATTTATCCATCAGACCTAGTAAAACCTCAGCACTCTTGGGGTTCTTGAAGGTTGAAATCTTACCCCAGAGATATAACTGAGCTTCAACATCCGGGAACTGCTGCCTGAATAATACCCTTGCTGCTTCATCGGTGAGGTCTTCATAAGGCACCCATAAGTCCTGTGCCCTTAAAAACTCAATGGCCAAGGCGTTCCCATCCTTCTCTATCCTGTACCTGCCAACAACCTTCAATAATTTATTAACTTCAGAGGCAAAGTTGCCGGTCGTGAAATAATCTAGTTCCCCATTCTCTTTTAGTTTTTGCTCACCTTTTTCTGTGAGCCCTACTTCCCCTAATGTCTTCTGTAGTTTGGCGAGTTCTTCATCCGTATCAACACCAAAGACCTTTTCGTAACCATCTATCATCTCGGTATCGAGCTTATGTTCCTCAATCAATCTCAAGACTTCAGCCCTTGCCGCGTCTGAAGAAAGCGTGGTGAACTTACCTGTAACAAACATCTGAGCTTCAATTAAGGGGTTATCCTTTCGGTAGTCGTCCCTATCTTTGGGTGCAAGGGCATCGTATTCCTTCCATCCCTTTTCCCATTTATTCTTTAGCTTTTTAATCTTCCAATCCTTGCCCTCAAGGTAGAAGAATAGTGTCAACCAGTCCCTCTCCCCACTAGCAACATTTTCTAGTTGCCTGATTATGCCTGGGGTTACGGATGACCTGAACTCATACCAGCCCTGCTTGAACATCCTCTCGTCATCAGTAATGAAACCAGCCACCATGCTGGCTACAGCCCCAGGAACCGATAGCCCAGGGAAATCTCCACCAATCACATCAGCCAAATACCTTATAGAGGTTATGCCAGTATATTCCCATGCCTTTAATCTGCTCTCTTCTTTAATGAGATACCCAAGACCGACTATCACCATATACATCAAGATGGCCTTATAGGATGTAGACCAGTTGGCTTTCTTAACCTTTTGCCCAGTAGCCTTCTCATGCTCCAGATAAACTCGTGATGGTCTACGGCTTACCCATTTGGTCATCAGTTCCATCCAGTTTACAGTCCATGTGGTAAGGACTGAGAATACCCTGCCGATTGAAGTCTGAGACAATGCCATGCTGTTCATCTTGGTATATAAATACTGGGTGTCAGCAGCTACTTCATCCCCTCTCTCAATCCAGACCTGTCTATTAGCTTCAGGCAACAGAGTCTTTGCCTCTGAGTACCCAGCTAGGAAGGCATCCTTAACATTCTGGGCATCAGCAGCACGAAACATCCACAAGGCTGTTTCCCTGAATTTGTCAACCCACCTACTTGCAAAGGAGTCATCAATGCCAGGTAGGAAGGCAGCCCTACGAGAACGCCATACTAGAGAATTATCTAAGGCGGCCTTACCTTCCTCAGTAAAACGCAACGAGATACCATTGTTAAAATGTAGCGGACCGACCTCCGCCATTATCAGTGTGTGTTGGCTCAAGTTCCTTATGGCAGAAGTGGGTTTGAAGCCAAGCCAGAGAGTGTATAAAGCACTGGTAAAGTTATAAGATGCCATGCCCGCAGGATTGCCCCTTGTCAGGAATCTGGCGAACGGCGCTCCTCCCGGCAACTTCGCTATCTTCTCACCAAACTCTTTAAGGGTGTTGTTTATTTCCTGATCGAGTTTGGATGGTTTGCCAGTCATCCTTTGAGCATAATCTTGTAGATAATTACGTGCCGCTTGAGGGGTGGTTTCGGCATTAGCGATCGCAGCCAACTTCTGTAGTAACGGCTCATAGTAAAATACCCTTAGTTGTTTTGACTCATAAGCGGAGGCAGCAGCAAATGGGTCTTCAATCAACCCGACTGTTGCCCCTAATCTCTCCTGCAAAAACGGATTAAAGATGGTCTTGGGAGTTCTATACTCCAATGCCCTAACCATAGCAATATCCAAGGGATGTTTGGTTTTTAATTGTGCAGCAATATCAGCTTCGAATATATGGGTGATATAGTTTTTTACTCTCTTATTCTGTGGGAGATTTAATGTATCCGCCCACTCATCAAAGAACTTCTTGAACCAGGCTACTGCCCTCTTTTCATTGAAGGTCAACCCCACCTGAGAGCCAGCCTCGTCAAGTTCCCTAAAAACAATATGTCGTCTCTTCTTGTCTACCCATTTATTTACCTCTTTGAGTTTCTTGGCAAACACTTGTCTAGCTTCACCCTGTAATACCTCAGCTTCCTGTATCCCCTTAAATTCTTCATAAAGTCCCATCTTCTCAAAGACTTTGCGGGTAGGTCTAACTCGTTCCTTTGCCCCTATATCTCGTACAATAGGCACGGTATCCGCTACATCTTGTGGTATTGTTTCGTCTGGGTTTATAGGAGAACCAGTCTCATCATAGATTATACGTTCAGGTGCTACTTCCTCTACCACTGGAGCTACTGGTTCTACTGCTGGGGGTTTGGGAATTACTTGCTCCGCTTTAACATAGGTGTCATAGAATTGTGCTGGTGTGATTTTAAGAGTTCGCTTAATATACGCATCTATCCTCTGTGCTGTTTCCCTACGGGTTAAATTCTGTTCGTTAAGCCCTACTTGGTACTGAGTAAGGAATTCTTCCTTTGAGAGCTTTATTGCATTAGTAGCAAAACTCTTTAATTCCTCGGGTAATTTAACTTCAGGCACAGCTTCAGGGATTCTCAGAGCTTCACCCCTTGCCAGGTCAGCTTCCAGTATTTCAATCCTACGCTGTAGTGCTGCTCTCTCTTCTACCGGAGCAGTGGGGAGTTTAGCTTTCAGGTCGGCTATATCACTCTTGAGTTGGAACTCTTCCCGGAACGTTATCGGTTCTATCTTCTCAGCTTGCCTTTCTTTGCTGGCCTCTATCTGCATTTGTGCATCTTCTTTTTGGACATCCTGAACTATAAACTCAATTATCTCTATGCCTTTTGTTGTCTTGGCGAGTTCCTCTAAAGCTACAAGAAGTGCCTTCTGCTCATCTAAGCCATTTTGCATTGCCTCAGTCATATCATCAAAAAACTGACCTTGCATATCTTGGGGGATGTTTTTTACCGTCCTATCAATAATCGTAGTAAAGGCAGCCCCCGTTCCACCCATGCCAGAACCCATTACACCGCCCAAAAGCATAGCCAGTTTCATGTCTTCATCTAATACAATAGGGTCTCCCAAGGCTTGTCTCTGGAAGATTTCCTGAACTGCCTCTTCACCAGCTTCTGTTAAGCCAGTGACAATAACCTTACCCCCCACTATAGCTGCCTTGAGAAATGGATTGGCTAATATTTTAGCTGGAATAGGAAGGAAAGCTGTAGCTAGCTGCGCTATATCCCATCCTGAAAGTATTAAGTTCTTGAGAAAGACATCTTGTGCCACTTTACTGGCTTGCTCGGAGGTCATGTCTCTGGATATAGCTTCATCAAAGGCGCCAGCAGCTTCAAGGACACCTTCTAGCGGGCGTGATAATGAGGTGGCTCCAACAGCACCCAGAACAGTAGTCCAAAAAGCCCCCAAGCCAATAGCACCTGCAACCGCTGTTCCCCCAGTATAGCCAGCTATCATCGCAGGGACTAAAGCTAAAGTAAACGGCGTATTCCTAGCTAGAAAGTCTGGGAGGTTTGACCAGAACGCAGGGTCAGCAGCCGACTTCCAATCCAGAGGTGGCATCTCTGGTGGTGATATAGTCCCCTTTAAGGGCTTAGCTAATTCTTTAATATTTTTAGCGAGTTCTTCCTGACCTAACCATTGCAAAGCGCTGCCTGCTGTCCCTATTACATCACCCCAACCTGCCAGAAACTGAGCGGCAAGTGGGCTTTTGTTAGCAAAATCTATCCTTAATTGCTTTGCTTCAGCGGTTAAGGGCAAGCCTGCCAACTTGCGGAATACATCCTCTCTTAATTCTCCTGTGATTTGTGCCTCTGAAAGAGCTTGTTCTCTTCTCCATTGGTCAAAAGAGAGATTGCCACCACGTTCCCTGTATTGCTTAAACACCCGTTGGTTTGCCACCCTCTCCTCTTCCGTCTTTGGGAAACTGAATGGAACTGCAAACTCTATCGGTTGAGGCATTGGCACCTGACTTGAAAGAGGAACCACTGCAGTTAAGGCGGATTCCCCAAATAAATCAACTAAATCTTCCTCAGTAATCTGAATAATCTCGCCCTCTGTGTCTCTCCAAGGGATTAGCCTTAATAAAGCCTCAACCTCGGGTGTTCTGCCCAAAGTCTGTATATCTTCCCAGAAAGCATCAGGGGCATTACTAATGTACTGACTAAGGGCTTGAAGGTCAGCCCCTAATACTCCCGTAACTCGCCCAGGGAATAAGGTCTCTAGTAAGTCATGTAATTGCTCTTGTTGTTCTATCCTATACAGATGACCATACCTTGCTACCCAAACCTCAGAGGAAATAGTCGGGTCATCGAGTGCACGCCTAGCCTCTTCGAATGTTGCCGCCTGCGTGACTTCCCCAAAGAACTCTGCTATATCAGCCTCTGTAGCACCGAGCCCCGTTAGTGTTTCTACTGTCTGAGGCGTTCTACCCTGCGCCAGTAAGTCTCTAACATAGGCTTCAAAAGCCCCTTCGGATACTGGTGTTGAAACAGAGGGAGATTCAGTATAAAACAGCCCCCCTTCAGGTTTTCTGTATAGAGGTGGAGGTGTCCCAAACTCACTGACTATATCACCCTGAGTAGTTGTCCATATCTTTTTCCACCGCAGAGTGCCGGGTTCCCTATACCATTCTGGTGGGCGAACTGCTGTAACCAATTAAATTCTCCTTTAAGGGCTAGGCTATTTATTCTTCACTGCTGATATAAACATTAAATACCTCCGTTATAGCTGGGTGAAGTTCTATTGTTAATGTCCCAGATGAACCTAAACTTAGATAAAACCCATTGGAGGGATAGAAAACTAAAAGCCCATCGGATATATCCGAATAGTAAATTACGTTAATCGGTATATCACCAGTGTTTTTAACGAAGGCTACTATTTGCTTGGTTTCAATAGAAGACATATCCCCATAGTCTAATGACGTTAAAACCTGGGTCATTGCTGGGTCACTGTAGACTTCAATCCCTGGTGAAACAATTATAGTGACTGTACCCGGAATTGTCTTTAACGGAGTCACCGCGTATACAATCGCACCAAGTAAAAGTATAACTATTATAACTGAGATGATACTCTTAAAAAGTTTAACTTCAATCATTTTCTCGCTCTCCGCGCTGCTTCCCTTAGCCTTTGTATATCAGATACACCTGATGGTTGAGGCGTTAAGCGTGCCCTTATCCGTTTATTGAACTCTGCACTCTTCTTCTCTGCCATTATCCTCCACCCTCTTTCTCAGGGCAAGCGCCCTCTTGATTTTCTTTGCCTCTGCTTTAATCCACCTATCTATCCCTTCTTCGAGTTCCTTTCTCGGTATGTTCGTTACAGCCATTTTAATCCTCCTTAACGTTTCCAGATCAAGTGCCATGCAAACAACAACCTGTTTCTCCAAGGCCAAGAATACAGATGCTTTACATATTCTCTCCCATCTCTCCTACTCGCTTGCCTTATCTTCCGAGCTAACTGGCCATTCATTCCCCACCTTCCTCACTAACTGGTGTCCTTTGTAAATTGCTGGCTCTCTGTGCTGAAGTCGGTCCACCACCTAATCCTAAAGCTAAAGGTTGCGGTGGTTGCTCTCTGGCTGGGGGAAGTTCAGGTAATTCTCCTGATTGTAACTTATCCAAAGTAACCCCCATTGACATCTCTGCCAGTTCAGCATCTACATTGTCATCTTCATTCTCGGAATCAAACAGAGTTCTTATTGTCCTGGCCTGTTTGATAATAGGGAATAATACCTCGGCCTCCTCAATACGAAGTTGTTCTTCTTCCCCTTCTGAGTCTTCGTAGTTGATTACATCTCGCATCTTTGTCCTCTTTGACATAAGGTCACCAAACGATGCAGCTACAGAAGAGCGAGCTGCATCAACCTTTGGGTCTTTGATGAAGTACTTAAAAACAATATCGTACTCTCCATCTAACTTAGAGGTGTCCCACGGCTGCTTGTGCCCCCTCGCGCCCATCTCTACACTGCCACCAATCTGTCTTACCTGCTCTATAAGCATGTACGATAACTGTTGATTGAGCAAACCCCTGGCTCCCAGTCTGGGTAGAAAGACCTGATCTCTCCCCTCGCTTATCTGAATCAAAGCTATGGCGGAGGGCGGTTGACCCGGCATTATGCCTAAGTCAATACTCGACAAACTACCCCTCTGTATCCTGCTCTCCACTACCGCCATAAGTTGACCATAAGCCCTCATTACATCCTGAATGGGCATATTAGAATAGCCACCACCTATTTCCGTGGCAGCAACAGACCCGGGTTTTGTTACCTTGTTATACTTCCCGGGTGTAGCCGAACGCCCCTCTTTGGTTGCCTCTTGAAGTGCCCCCGCTACAGTCCTGAAGTTAATCGTCTTTGCTATAGTGGATAGTTCATTTAACTCTTTGACCAAGTCTCTAAATAAGAAAAAGATTGACTCACCTTGATGAGCAAGGCTATCCTTATCTGCTAACATTGAACCGAGCGTTACTACCTGAATGGCTACAGGGGTGAAACCTAATGTGTGCTCCTGCTCAAATACTATCTTCCCATCAACCAAGATTTCGTTATGAGTCGTATCCCATACATCGACTTTCTCAATGTTTTTTTCCTTCCCCTTTAATACAGCATTTAATCCTTTGGATTTCGTTACCCATAACTCCGACTCTATCTCTTCTTTGCTGTTTGAAGTCGTATAAGCTGCCCAAGCCAATCCTTTAGTTCCTGGCGCATATGTAACATACTTCATATCCCAAGGCGTAATGTCAGCATCTAATTCTCCGTCTATCTTTTGGAATAGACAGCGTGCCCCAGCTCTTCCCCTGATACAATTTTGCTCATCGAAGAACGGATTGAGCTGCCACTCACTCCGCAAGGCTCGCCTTAAACCTACAGCACCAAAGGCAGCCTCAAGAAAGTCCTCAACATACCCCGTATCTAACTTCTCATCGTCTGTCTCTACTACTCGTTGCTCTTCTGCTGAACCAAGATTGGATGTAATATTGGCTAAGAACACAGCAGGATCATTCATGGTTGAATTACGGACATTGGGGACAGCGTGTCCCTTGTCTTTCCCTTCAAGCACAAAAGGGGTTAAATACAATAAATCCTTATCCGCATCCCACCGAGCCTCAAGCCCCGATGTTTTATTCCTAGATTGCTGTTCCTTTACTTTTTCATAATATGTTGCCATGTATCACCATCCCAGACTTTGTTGTGTTTCTCTTTTATCACAAAGGCTAACCAGAGTTGTTCCATTGATACTGGTTCATCACTCATTGCCCAAAGATAATCATGCCAGTTATCGTCTACAAACTGCCAAAATACTTCTAGCTGTCCCCTTGAGGAATATTCTGCTGGTGGTAAATTGTGGAAGTATTTAACCATCTCCTGTAACTGGGCTTGGCAGGGGAGCCAGATAATCTCATCCACTTTATACGTAATACGCCTATCAGACTGAACAGCACACCCAAATTGTGGGATGTTTGAAACATAGCCAAATACAGTAGCATTCCAGACATTATGGCTACCGATTGTGGAATCGGGGTAATATTGACCACCTTCATGGACACCATAGAAATCATGGTTATCTAGTATAAGGGCTTCAGCACTTGGACTCGTATCAGAAAATGCCTTATAGCGTTTGGTGTTCTGTATCTCCTCACAATCACACATCTTTATATAGGTTTCAGTAGTATCCATTACCTACCTCCTAACCCCATGATGATACCGATACCTGCGGGCCTCTACTATCTACTGTCTCCGGTGTGAAGTCACTCAGGATACCCCTCTCAGCAGCTAACAGATGGAACCGCTTCTCATTGTCTATCTCATCGGTAAGAGTGGAACCATCTTTCTTAAAGGCCATGCTTAGCTTTTCCCGTATATAATTTGCCAAATCGTTAAAGATAAAGATTTTATTAAGTCGGTGTAGAGCTTGAACTTTCCGTCTCTGCAATTTAACATCGAGGCTGTGCTTCGGTTCACTGATAGGCCATCCCTGTGCTGTGTATGCCTGCCTGATTTGACCTTCAGCATGATTGCCACCAGCACGCTTGATGACACTGTAAGTCTCCGGCTGCTCTTTCCCATACTCCCCTGGCAAACAGACAATCTGCTTGAAGTCCTGTACGTGGTCATATATACCCTTATCTCCACCAGGCAAATACTCCGCGAAGGCAAAGAATTCACCAGTGCCAGGATTCTCGGCAAAGAATAGAGCAGCAGGGTTAGCATCACCGAAGTCATGACCGGTATATATAAGCCAGTTCTTAGGTATCTCGAACCGTGGAATTAGACATATCTTCTCATCAAAGGCCGAGTACACCAAGCCTTCCATGCCGGTCCATTTACCGAGCACATAGCGGTCATAGTATACGCCCTCATACTCCCCAAGCCTCTCTATATAGTCCTCTGGTAGTTCTGGGTTTTCTAATGAGCTGGCCTGATATACTTCGCCCTTCTTCTCTGTAAAAAACATCCGATGCAGGTAATGAGCCGGCGGACCTGGGTTAGTGGCTGCAAATATCTGATGAGGTACACCCTTCAACCGTAGCCGGCCCTCTAACATCTTCCAGTCTTCTTCTTGAGATTCTATCGCCTCATCAACGCCAACCCACCCAAGATTCAAGGAACCTAGTTTCAAAGGATCGTCAAGTCCCCCAAAAAGTATCTGGCTCCCATTGTGGAGAGTAACCAACCCCTCACTCTTGTTGTAGTCTGCTATCAACTCTTGGGGACATACAAGATCGAAGAATGTCTTGAGTGTGGTCTGAGCTAGTGTTGCCCTCACCTTCCGGCATATTAAACCGAAGTTACCTGGATAGTCCTGAGAGAGCTTGAGACCCTTAGCACAGAGGACAAGAGTCTTTCCTGCACCAAAGGCACCGGAGAATAGCAAGCGAGGAGCCAATGAGGACATGAAACCATCTTGCTGTTTGTTTACCGCCTCAAATATCAGGTCAACTTTAGGTATTGTTACCATCGGTTACATAACCTCGACCAATTACGAATTTAACATCCACATTTAAGTTGACATGTCTTTCCGGGGGGTAGTCACCACCCATCTTGTTAAGCTCTGAGATGGATTTCACAGGGTCATGAAGTTTTAGCTTGGTAATAACAGTAGGGTGAGCGCCGTTCTCATCATATTCCGTCCGACTGGTAACCTCCTGAAGAGCTGCACTATGGGTGGACTCCAATCCGATGTTTATCCAAGCACCATCAGCCCCGCACTCTATAAAGTCAGTCATCCGTGCCCTAAGAATCTCACTCAGTACCTTTTTACGCTCCAATACACCAGCAACAGCATCATCTTCAGCTCTTTGATTAAGTTCATCAAGGCGTTGCCGAACCCTAGTATTTTTTAGTAGCTTGTGGACATTGACATCAGCAAACTTTGAGGAATAACCTGCCAAGATATAAGAGCCGTCCGGGTCTCTTGTCTTGAAGTACTCAAGGCAGAAGGTTTCCTGTTTTTGAGTTAGCATACTCCCCTCTAATTATTTTAACCTTACTTCACTTCTTGGATTTTGTCAAGTCAGGGAAGCTATCGCCTGGCAATCATATGTCATCTCATAAGTCCAGGGAGAGAGGTGACACACACTTACCTCATTAGCCCACCACCCAGTAAACAACAGTATAAGTAAGAATTAGTGCGCTTGTAAGGATAGATGATATAGCTTAATTGCCTTAGTTGTTTGCTAAGATTTGTTGTGGTTGGTTAGCCCCCTTGCCAAATCTATACATATACCTTATGATGAGTAGTAGGAGGTAGAGAGATGAAAAAGATATTGGCTTTTTTAATGGGGGCAGTGGAATTTAGGCATGATTGTACAAAGCACTATGCCGACCCTATGTCAATGCTTATATACGATTACGGCAGGGACTTTGCCCATAGAGCAACGTTACGTCTATTTGACTCTTAAGCACGGTAGTATCAAGTAAAGGAGGTAAGGAAATGGCAAACCTCAAGACAATGCAAGCCTACGCCAATAAGTGTGCAGAGAAATGGCAAACCTCCGACTGTAAGCTGGGAAAGTGGGCAAATGCCCACTGCCACATCTTAGACGGTGAATACCCCAGAGGTGTGATCTGCCTGCACCACCGCCGTATACCTGCCAAAAGTACCAAGGGTTGGCATTATACTATCGCCCATGAGGTAGCACACCTGGCGGTCAAGTCTAACCACTCAACAGCTACATTCGCCAGACGTATGGTTGCATTAGGAATTGCCAGTGACTACGATAAAGATTCAATCCGCAGGGCAAAAGCATATGCTAATATCAAATAAAGGAGAAGATAATGGAATATACAAAGGGTGAATGGGAAGGATACAAAGCTAAGGATGGACAATGTTATGTAAGGGCAGACTCCCACATGATTGCTCATTGCTTCCAAGGTATTGGAGATGCCCACCTCATGGCTACTGCCCCTGAGATACTTGAGGTTTGCAAAGAATGGTTGGACTTATGGCTCTATATTCGAGACAGATACCCGGATATAGAGTTGCCACCTAGTATTAAATCTGGGGCTGATGCTTGCGGTAGGCTAAGGCAGGTTATCGCTAAAGCGGAGAGTAAGTGATGGATGACAACTATAACGAAATCTATAATCTGGCCTTTAGAATAGCCTGGGAGATGTGGCAAAAAAGGAGGGAAGATGAATAGACCACGATACACAAAAGAAGAGATAAAAGAAGGGTGTAAAGGATGCCATCATTCCCTTGAGGATAGTCGGAGACAGAATGGGCCTTGGTGTATGTTTGGGAAGCGTCCTTTTAGTAATCCTGTTAGGGGAACCCATAATTGTGTTTTCTGGAATAACCCAAAGGGAGTGAGTAAATGAAGAGGCTACGTTGCCAATACTGTAAGACCAGGACCTTACGTTACCTAGTTAGGAAATCAACGCCTACGATTAAGCGCTATAAGTGTTATGTCTGTGGTGAGATTACCGAGGCGAGACGGGAGCCGGAGGACTTACCTCCCTGAGCCTGCGACCACAATTACATCTGATGGTTATTATATACCCATCCTTACGCACAATCTTATCGCACCCCTCACAGTACCTAACCTTAGTGGTCATTCTTCTACACAGTTCTCCTCGACAACCTGCTGAATCTCAATTAACATCAACTCAAGAATCGTAGGCAATAATTCATGGTGGCTGTGCCTCAAGAGAAAATCAGCTATCTTGCATAGGCTTTGAATTGTCTTTAATTGCTCCGGTAGCCACTCGTTCATTACCTCACCAATAGCTCCTTCTTCAACCATTCAATTAAGTCTGGCACAGCCATGTCACCATATATAGTGTCTATTATTCTAATTTTAATCTCTTCACTTGATGGGCGACTGTCCTTCTTTAACCTCTCCCATATCTCAAAGTATATCTTATGAGGGCAAGGCCACCTCTCAACCTTCCTCATATAGTGTTCGTATTTTTGGTAGTGTTTGTCTATGTTTTTCATAGTCAGACACCTAAAGGGATTTTCTTTAATTCTACGATTCTCTTGTTTCGGACAATTAAAACCAGAAACCCCAACTCAACAGGATCGTACTCAAATATCTCAGCGTAACCCGACACCCCTTTCCCGAACAATCTAAGGAACGAGCCGGCATTTCCATACCACCTGGCGTCAGGGTGTATATACTCCTCCGCCTGCCCCCAACCGGTAAAGCCCTGTTTGATTTGCTTCCCATCATCGGTTAGAAATAGCTCTGGCTCTGGCTTACATACTAACAGTTTGTGGGTGTGGTGCTTGACCATCACGACACAGTCACCAGCCTTATGCCTGAGATGGCGCTTGAGGATAAGCTCCATGTTTGCCCGTCTTCGCTTCGGGTCGTCAGCAGTAGAAGTGATATTCTTGAAGCCGTGAGTTACATACTCCTTATACATCAGATTACCCCTTGTGTCCTGTATTGTAATCTTAGCAGTGTAGGTGCCGTAAGGAATGCCCAATGTCAAGCAAATATCGGCTGTCATATCCCCGAACCGCCATAGCTTCCGAGTATGGTTTCCGTCAAGCATAGTAAGCATCATGTGTTTAATAGGCTCACGTATCTTAACCGCCTCCCTGAGTTGGGCTAAAGGTAATGCCTCGGACTTCCCTGTCTCAGGATCTCTAAGTTTCTCAGGGCTATATCGTTTATCGTCCACCATAATAGCCTCAAAGGGATCGCCTCCCTCTACCCCATAGTTATTGGAACAGCCATCGTACTCCGAGTGCATCATATTGCACAGCTTGTCCCACCCCTTTCGATAGCTCAGAACCGAGCCATCATGGAGATCACCGAAATGAAAGATGTTGTGATTACTTTGGAGTTGTACAGGCTTTAACAGTATCATCTATAACCTCCTTCTAAGATCGTGGCTATTGCAATTAACGCAATACTTATTCTCCCCTGCAATTAAGGGAGACCCACAACGAGTACACTGCCCTTCACTCTCTCGCCTTGCGCGGTATATACTGGCCACGTTTCTATAATATTCTCTATGTGTCCGGCGATGCGCCCTTGCTGGAATTTTCTGTTTATAAGCACAGGAAGCACAAAGCACATACCGAGGGGAGGCTAGGCATGAGCAATTAACGCACAACCCCTGCTCTTTATGCCTTAATTTATAAGCCTTATCTCCCATCACTCCTCTATCAGTGGCTCAATTATATAACCCGTGCTATTGCAACGATAGCAAGGTGTCATCCCTACCATCTCATCACTAAATTGACTCCACTCACAATCAGGGCACTTCACCTTTATCACTAAGACGCTCCTTTAAGTGCTTAAATGACTAATTCGCTTACTATATCCCCGTCGATGATAACATAAATCTTCTCAGTAGGGCAATATACAACTTGTAGAATTCCTCTCCATGTCGGTTGTCATCTGTAAAGATGTGAGTGGTTTCGTGCAGGACATACTCCTTTGCCTGCCAAGGGTATTTTCCAATCATACTCTTCGGAATGAGTATCTCCTGGCTCTTCTTGAGGCAAATTCCAGGTTGAGCTCTAGTCCACTTCATCTTCCAATCTGGGCAGAGTTCTTCAAGCACGTGAGTGGCGAATGCCTCAGTTTCTTCTTTAGTAATAGCACCCATGTTGTTCAAAGCGAACTCCTCAAAATTGAAACTGCACCACTACCCAATGTTCTCAGTCAGTTGGCAATAATGACAATAGTTCGTCCATTATTGCCAGAGCTACATACTCGCCCAATTTCGATGCTTCTTCGTGATACCACACCTTTCTAATGTAGTCTTCTGGTGTTAGCTGAAATCGTTTTGCATTACCTGATATGAGAATCTTAAACCTAATTAACTCGGCCTCTGGAATAGTAACCATCTTTGAGTCCTCCTTCTTTAACATTCTCTGGTTCCGTGAGGCATTTTGTCTCAATCATATCAGTGACTCGATTGCTACCTGTTGGTACTTGCCATAGCATCTAGGGCAAACTGTACTACTTCCATTTGGAATTGAGTTCGTAAAACCTTTAACACAAACACCACATTCCCTCTCCACCCTTATCACTACACCTTGTTCGGTAAGACGCTCCTTTAAGCACTTTAATGACTCATCCTCAGAGCAACAGTAAGAATACACACCACGATGCTCGCAGGTTTTCTCCTCAAATAGGCAGCGGTCATCTGCCCATAACTTTAATAGCTTATTTATCTCTATCCTCTTAGCAATTAAATCATACTTAGATTGCATTTTATCGTATGCCTCCTTCACTTCAGGGTTCTTTAACATTTCTTCCCTAAAAGTAGCATAGTCTATCTCTTCTCTAGTTGCCATTAACGACCTCTAAAAATCTAAGCTTCTTGACTGTTTCTGTTTTATACCTAGATATAGTTCCTGTGCGAGAATGGATAGTCACGAAACCGTCCTCAATACACCGCAACCATCCTATATCTTGGTAATCTGGGATACTTCCATCACTTTTTATATCTAATAGAACTATATGCTTTATCTCTTCCTGCTTAGTCATTCCATCTCCTTTATCTTTGCCTTAAAATATATCATTAGGAGTTCTTTGTCGGGCTTTCCTATCTGCCTCATCCTACCCTCCAATAATTCAAACCTGTCCCCCAATAGCTTCTTAAAGAACTCCACGTGTTCCAGGGGATGACTGCCTAGATATTGATGGCACCCGAAACACAATCCAACTGCATTGTCTTCATCATACCGCACGCTCTTACGAGACCGGCTATAAAAGTGGGAGCACTGAAGCTGTTTCCAATTTTCTTTATAGGTAAAGCACCTTTCGCAACCCCGAACTCTCTCCATAGCCCGCCGCCGGATATACTCACTGAATAATCTATCTAGGGCGCTTATCTTAACCTTCATCTTCTACCTTACCAATTCTCAAAGGGAAATAACGAATTTCCAGTATGCCTAGATATAAGCCGTAGAACATTGGTTTCCCCTTGAGAGCATTGTGTTGTTTAAATGACCTTGGATAAGCCCAGAATTTGATAGTTGGGAATCTCCACCACCAAACAAATTGTAATTTCATCCCTTAACCTCCTTCATCCAACGATTTCACTTATCAATAAATCCCGTCCGGTTGCATTCAGCACAGGGGATGCTCGTATTCCCCGCCTTCTTCCATTTCTTCCCATAGCAGCTAGGACACTTGACAATTTCCCTGAAGTTAACAATTTTTGCCCCTTGTAAAATACCGAAGGCAAATGTCCTCCCCATCACGGGTCGGGTATACTCCTTAACCTTTCCTATTGTCAGCATACTCTCCATTTCGGTATACTTATCAATGATTAGCTCGCAGTCCGTAAAATCCTTAGCAAATTGACCACCCCGGATTACCTCACCTTTCTGTAAAACGGGTATAGCTATGCCTCGACCTACTTCAGCTTTGATGCCATCCATTACCTTACTTATATCGTACAAACGATTGGCATCCAAGTTAATCCAGTCAATAATGTTTATCTTATCTTTAACAATATGCTCCGCATAGTCATCCCTTACTGGGAGAAGGGTGAACAAATCCTCCCCATCACCATTGACCCACTGCACCCAGTCCATGGCATCTAGCCTATTGAGAAATCTTGGGGTAGGTTCATACTCATCTGTTTCTCCGACCCTGGTTGTGTATTCATTGCCCATCAGAACAGGATTATATTTTATATTTTCCCCACAGAAATTCATGGCAAGACAGGTCTTGCCATAGTTGCTAACCCCTCCAATAGTAACAATGTCTCCCTCCCTGATAACAATATCTTCTGCAAAGCCCATCTCCATGCCTGTATTAAAATCCCTGGGGAAGAACAATTCAAAAGGTGGTCTACGTTCCCTATCTTTAGCAAAGACCCTTACAGGCTTGACCTGGGTCACTATATGGTAGTTGCCATCGTTTAACCCCGAAGGCCTAACAATCTTCTCTTTGGCAAGTTGCCTCATCTCACTTCCCACGGTTTCCCATTCAGGCTTTTCGGGGTCTACCTTTAATTCCACTCTGATGTATTTAAGGTCTACATTCCTACCCTGACGTACCCTAAGAAATTCCCTTAACCTATCTTTTAATCTTGGGTCTGCCATCTATAACTCCTATCCGTCTTATCCGCTCTATCCGCCTTGTCCTTTCTTGTCCGTCAAACTACGAGTGCTTTGTCCGCCTTGTCCGCCTGCTAGTCGTGGCGGACAGCCCCCTTATTACTATAAATATTTATTATATCTATTAGGAGAAGGGATACGTTTTGCCTTCTTCTGATGAAGGTCTGTATGAATATGTGTTACCTCCCCTCTAAGCTGGTTTATTATATCACATTGTCTCGTAGTCCCCGGGGGTTCAAGGCTTTCCTTTGGGGGTTCTATGGGTTCGTTTGAACCTGGATCAAAGCCATGCTGTTCAAGGCAATGTGCTCTCCAGAAATCCCAGGACACAGGATAGTCAATGCAATCACAGTGGTTATTCATCCTTCACCCCTTCAATATCTGCTGTTGCTAGTGACCACAATGACCACTCCAACAAGAGTATTCTGTGTTCTTGAACATCTCGGGCTGGATACCATCTTTCATTCGCCATAGCGGAGTTCCCCCCAGTAAACCAAAGTGCTCTTTCATATCAGGGCGGCGAGTATGAAATCTCAATTCCAATTCAAGGGCTTTTAGGAATAGGTCAGCGTGGTTATTTTTAAGCCAATTCCACTCAGGCACACGCTGATACTGGCAGATGAAACAACTGCTTTTAGTGGGTGTCGGCCAACCATATTCCTGGATTATGCGGCGACAACCCGTCGCCGTTATCTGCATTTCAATCAAGGGGTAAGACTCCTTCGCCCATAGTGTCCTTTTACGCCTGGCTCGGTAAGCCTCGTCTAAAGAAAAGCCAATAAGCATTTCTACTTCTTGACCCTTAAAATATCTAGCTATGGGACGCAGCTTGAAATGGTCTGTGCATCGCCTTTGAATGACTGATGGAATTGTAGCTAACCGCCAATAATGTGCGTACATATCTCCGAAGGAATAAGAGGGTAGAGGACTTCTGACTGTCGTAATTTTTAACATCGGCTTGATGTAAGTATCCATATACCAATACGTCTCTGGCTTTTCGGCTCCGGTATCAGCAAAGATTACCTCGTCAACTTCTAGCTCACCCTTGGCAACCATAATCGCCAAGGCTGTCGTCTGTAAGCCACCGCCGAAGCTAAGTATCCTTTTCATTCCTTCACCCCTTCAATATCTGCTATCGCTTCTTGAAAACAAGAACATCCTCGTGCTTTATTTGCTCTACCTCTGGGTGCTTCTGGTGATAGATAACTCGCCAGAACGATTGCGCTGGTAGTTTCCTGTAATGTCTCTCAAGATAACTAAACCCTGCCTGCTCGCATAGCTTAATCGTGTCGGTATCCAGCCTGATAACTTGCTTGTTGCGGATAAAGTTCTTGGTAACGAGTATCATAAGTCCGCCCGGTCGAAGAACACCCCAACACTGCTGATATACTTGGAGCATAGCTTCTAGGTAGGATTGGGATTTGAGGTTGCCTATCTGCCGGCTATCATCGCCATAATGAAATGCCCCAACAGCGTGTCCTTCACTGCCGATTTCCTTACCTTCACCGGTAGTCCCCTCATACGGTGGGCTAGTCACCACAGCGTCAACCTGGTCATATCCCTGCCCTACTGATGGGTGCTTTTTCCTGCCATATCGTGCTGATGTCGGGTCATTTGCCAACCTATCCCAGAAAGGGCCACGGCTTGGTCCGCTTGTTCCAGCTTCATACGGCGGACTGGTTACTATCTTATCTATTGAGCCGTAGGGGAGATTGCCGATGTTGGAGGGGTTATCAGAATAATCAAGATTATCAGTTGCTTCTCGCCTGACGACTTGGTGCGCAGTTCCAGTGATACTACCACGTTTAACCGCTTTATCAGCATAGGGGGGAGAGCTTATAATTTTATCCACCAGCCCTTCTAGGTTCCTACTATCCCCCTGTAAAATCTGGCAGTCACCCATCTTATATCCAAGCTGTGCCCCACGCTGCCTTATCTTCTCCCAGTTGCCCTTCATCATCTCTACGAATTTACCTTCGAGTTCAATGGCTATCACATTGCGCCCTAACGAACAAGCCGTTAGTATCGTGCCGCTCCCCGCCATCGGGTCTAGTATCGTCTCCCCGACCTTGGTATAGTTTTCAATAATCCACAACTGGAGAGGCAAAGACATCTTAGCCGGATGAGAGAAAGACATTCCCGTAAACCATTGCTTACGCTGCTTCGTGTCTACTTTGAACTTCAACTCACTCATTCATCTCTCCCTAAGCTAATGTACCCCTTCAATATCTGCTATCGCTTAAGACACACCTCTAACATATCTGTAAGCATCATAAGTAAAACAAAGGCATGTCCCATTTTCTTGTTGGGATTATTTATCACATCTATCAGTGTCATGCCCAACATAAGATGGTCATAGGCATCATAGTCTAGTAAAATAAGGTCAGTAGCTTGATCAGAACACTCGGTGTATAGTTGACACAGTTTCTCGTAGGCACTTGTCTGAAATACATTCTCTGCATAAATAGGAGCATAGATTTTCTTGCGGGCCTCAATGTAGCTAAGCCTCTTATCATCCCATAGAGAATACTCAGGAATAGCACCCTTACCCATAGGATAACGATATGCCTTATCTTGAGAGTATCCCCAATCACGCCATTTATACCAACTCGCATCTGGGTATCCATCAATAGACATTATATGTTTCTTGTAAACCTTGCTGAATTGCCATAGGTTTTCAAATCGTTTAGCTGGCGGGGCAGACAACACGAAAGGACTTAAGTCCTTGTAATCACCACTGTTAGATGTCGTATCAATTACCACTGCATCGCTTGGCAACTTGGCAAACTTAAATAACACCCTTATCATCATTCATCTCTCCCTGAGAATAAGCTAGTCAACATTCTTAAACGACAGAACCCAGCAAAATGGATTAACGTCCCAAGAATACCCCCGTGCTTTGTTAATTGTATCCCATAGAGAGCTAAATTGTAAGATAGTGTCAACCCCTTCAGCCTTAGCATCTTTCTCAGTTATCTCCTGCACCCTCTCAACCCTGACCTCAGTAATCTCAAGGGTTATCCGTGAAGCCCACCGGGGCATATGAATTGAGGGTCGCCATTTACCAACAAATGCCATATCCAAATCGCCCTTAAATAAAATCTCTGTATCTTCTGGTAAACTTGAGCCTCTACAGTTGTTATATTGTCTATCAACAGCCCAAGTCTCCCTCACCCAGAGATGGTCGCCTACTCCCCCGTATGGGCATTTAACTATTACTGGATTTGATGATTCGTTATCCCCAAACCAAGCAAACCAATCACCCGATATTCCCTTATAGACATCAGGTCTAGAATATCTATTAGGATTTTGGTTAATCTTCTCCAGCCCCCAAGTCCGCCTGGTCTGGGTCTTAATCCCATCAAGAATTAACTTCGGGTGATTGCCGGACATTATGATTCCTTTCATTTCGGCACCTCCTTTTCCCATTTCTCCATCTGGCTTACAGGTATGCAGAGTAACACGCAGGTCTCTGTCTCTACCTTCAGAGCATCGGGCATCAGGGACAAATCCCCTGTGTTGGCGGGCTTAATCCCCACCATATATTGACGAAGGTCTTTTGTTGTTATCACTTTGGGGACTCCTGTCTTAATTCCCACTTCAATGTATCTTTGTTAAGCCAACACAAATCTTCATGCCCTTTTATAAAAGGCTCTTTCTTGCCCCATAGCAACGGAATCAAATTATCCTTCAAAAACACTGGGATACCCGCCCGATCCGTAGCCTCTACTATCTCCTGTACCCACTCTATCTTAGGTGGCTTGTATGGCTTTGTTTGACTCCCTATAATCACCCACGATATACCAGCTTCCTCTAGTTTATTTGGCATTTAGTCTCCTCCTTCATAGCATCTGAAAGTATCATCTCTATTTGCTCATCCAACTGAGCTTCTTTCTTTGTTGGTATCAACCGAGGTAGATAATGTGTTGAGTTATCAGTCCAATAATTCAGAAAACCCCTTTCTCTAATGAGTTCAATCGTATTTGACTGCTCATGAACCTCAATCCTATGCTCTCGGCATATAATGCGGTCTTGCTGACCCCGCTGTCTGGCACCTTCTAATAAGGCGACTAGATTTAACCGACTCGTTTCATATTTATGGCATTCTTTACAGAGGGTAATACCATTAGTTACTTCAAATCTCAGGTCTGGATAAAAGGCAAAGGCTTTAATATGGTGAGCCTCAATAGGATGCTTTCTAGTTCCATTCAAACCACATCTGTGACAGGTAAAATTATCTCGGTAGTATACAGCCCTTCGCCAACTTTTCAGGTCTTGAGTGTTTCTAGCTTCGTGATTTGGGTCTGTCACCCCACCTTGCCAGTTCCAATGCTGTTCCCCTTCTCGCTTGAAGATAGGGTTAGCTATATGTCCTTGGCTTATTGCCATCTTTGTCTCCTCTGTATGATGCTTACCAAAGAAGTGATTGTCACGACCTTGAGTTTTGCCTTTCTTTCCTTCCGATATATGTTGGCACCATTCCAAGGTGCGGGGCGGTCTTTTCCTGCCTTTAAGACTCAATAGTTATTCTCCCTAGCATTGGTTCCATACTGAGGAATTTTACCCTAGCTTCCACCATCTTGAGATAATAAACAGCCTTGTCAAACATCGCCTGATTACAGACGGTTACGCCGAGATACACATTATCAGGGAAGGGACTCCATTGAGATAGGTTCTGGGGCTGCTTGGTTAAGAGGTAGAAGCGGTGTCTCGGATGCTTCCTGATTACACCAAGAACCCGCCTTGTCCATTCTTCTGGGACCCCGATGCCAAAGAGGTCAGACATATCGCAGACAAATATCCCCTTCGGCTTACGCTTACTGCCCACTAATTGATGCAGCCACATTTTCTCAGGCCAGAAGCGGGGATAGAAGGGGTCAGCTATATGTTCATCATACGCTGCCTCAGTATCAGCTCTGTCAAAGACGCACTTAGTGCCGTATAACTCAGGAAGCCCAACGTTCGCCAGATAGACATTCTTCAACCTCCCATGTGCCAGCCTGTAAGCATAGCAGGGGAAGCCGCCACCCTTGCACATGCCCTTGACGTGATTCAGGCAGCCGGTTATAGGGTTCCAAGTGTAGCCCTGTGTGCCGTCTGGGTTCTTAACCCATTCTATTTTGGTTCTGTTCATACCTTCACCTTGTTACAACGTGCGCATTTCCTGTAAGGGAAACCAAGAATATACTTATGGATACCAACTCTACAAAGCCAGTGTTTATCTGTCATCGGTTGCCTCCAGTCATTATTGCGCCAGCAAGGACAAGCCCCAGCCAGAGGATAAGGTTCTCAAGTTCATTCCAGTTAATATCTGTTGGAAGGAATAACACTAAACCCATGCCTACCAATAGAATCCATCCAATAAATTGCCTCATCCCTCATCCTTCAATTCTGACAGGGGGATTACAGCCACAAGCGGAATCCATATTATCGGGCTATCCTTACTTTTAGAAACCGCCCTTGTTATTTTTACCTCTTCATTCACCTCATCAATCAAGGCAAGGTCTGATTTAAGGACTTTGTCGAGCTGGGCCTTAAGCATTCTATTGGCCAGGTCCCCTGCTGTCTCAGGCCTCTTTAGCCAAAGAGAGTAAATGTCATCCCTCTCCTCTGGTGTCAGCCCCAACTCCTCCCTCAGTTTCTTTTTGTTCATTTTACCCCCCTGTATTAAACTGTCCAGCTTTTTTCCTTGGCTATTATGGCCTGAACTCGGCCCGGCTCTTCATCAATCATCTTGTCGGTTATATCCTTGAAGTCATTTCTTATCCAGCTTCTTGCAAAGTCAGCATTCTTCCAACTATTCTTTTCGACTAGCCAGGCAAAGAGTTCTTGAATGTTAAGGATGCTTTCTTCGGGTTCAAAGATTGGTTCGGTCACTGTAGTCTTTGTTTCCTCTGTCTTGACGGATGGTTTCATGGTTTGCTTTAGAATACTAATGTTCTTGACATCCAAGTTCCCGATGAGCCACCTATAATAAAGATCGGCGGTTTCTACTGTCTGCATCCCAGGCTCGCACTTCTCACCAGCCGTCATCAGGGCGGTGTTTCTAAACTTGGCATCCAGTTGTAGCCGATCCTTGTCAGCCCACTCTTCCTTGCTCATCTGGTTGCCATTGCCACCATTCCCCGTAGAAACTGGTGCTTCGGATATTACCTTACATTCCTTAAAGCTATGCTTCCCTTCTTTAATGATAGGCTCTCCAATGTCAAGAACGGCACCAGCGCCAGCATTAGCTTTTTTATCAAAGGTTGTATATTCAACGCCCGTGCCTTCGGCTATCACCGCTAACCATGTATAAGGCGTTCCGTCCTTTCTCTCACCTTGCTTGAGTATCTTACTTGACCTTATTGTAATTTCCATCTCTACTCCTCCTTCAAGAAATTCTCATACTCATCACATCGACCAATGTACGTTTCTAAATCACAAACACGGTTCTTATTTGACTTACACCTGTCAACACTGTCGGGAACGCCTATCCTTTCTGGGCATCTCTCAAGATTCCCTGGCGTTACGCCCGCCCTTAGATACTCTTCATAAATATCCATGTCTAGTCCTCCAACAAAAGTTTCTTCAATTGGGTTAGCTGTTTAGTTGTGGGTTCTATTCGTAGCCCGACCACCCAGCGAGGTTCCACAAGTATTCTAAATACGCTTGCCTCTTCCACCTTCCCCCTTTTTATGCCCATTATCCTTGCTACCTCAGCATTAAACTCTTGCTGATTTTTCATCTTATCCCTCTCCTTTTTGTCCTTTCATTTCGCCTCCTCCATAATCCTGTCATGTTCACACTGACCACCACGCACAAACCAGCAGCCGTAACAGTGAATCTTATCAAGTCCCATAGGACATTCTGTTTTGAAGTCGGGGCAAACAATCCCCTTACACCTATCCGTAGAGTAGTCCACACAGAACCCGCAGCAGGTATCAGATTCTTCCTGTCCCAGATAGAGACAGACATGGCAGTGTGATTTGAACTTACACCTCTCTGCTATTTTCCTGGCTTCTTCCTGGCTGACTAATTTCATTTCTTAAAGCTCCTCTAGTTGATTGAAAAATGCATTGGCATACTTTTTGCGGTCTTCGGAGTATGGGGTATCACTCCAATTGTAGTATGGTGTGCTTCTTTCACCGCAATAACTAAACCGCTGCCAATAGGGGCATGCCGAGCAACGCCGTTCCCCAGGCCGCTGGTCATATTCACACAAGGCACAGTCGTTGAGTATTGGTTCATAACCATGCCTCTGGTGCCAGTCCCACCCTTCATTGGTATCCCCCGTTTCAGCAAGGTCAGCCCACTTCTCTTTACTAATATCAATTGCCTTTTTCTTGGTAAGTCTCATTTCTTCCCTCCTAAGCGTGGGTCAGGTTGCTCTATTTCTTGTCTTAAAGGTCGGCCGCATTGCAGGCATTCAGGATACCACCCGAAGACCGGGTCAAAGTCACGGATTATATTCCCGCCACACTTGGGGCACCACTCTTCTACTACTACAGCCTTCTCTTTAACGAGTTCCATATTTCACCTCCCCAAGATTTCAATTATAGTAATTAAGTTAGGCTCCACTTACCAATTACAGTCTTTGGTATCTCAATATACTTAATGATTTCTATGCAACTTTTAGGGTAGGTTTGGCATGACCGATAACTCACTTCGCCTGCATACCAATCCATACATAGTGTAATTTGTGAGTCATCCTGCTTAATGACAAGACCAGAACTGATTAAAGTCACCAAGTCCAAATCTTGCAGGTCATCATAATACTTGTTTGTCTGACCATGTAGAGAGGCATCCTTCCATCTAAATATTGCTATCTTCATCCTTCCCTCCTACTGTCCCAATACTTCAATCATCCCTATTATTTGCCCATAAATTTCAACCCATTCGGCATCCTGCCTTGAGTCGTCAGCCCATTTAATTTTGTCCGGGTTATCTACAAAATACTGGTGACTATCTCTAGCTGCTTCAAGGTATTGGGTTGCTTCCCAAGGCTCAATGGGTAATTCAGGCTCTGGCCAGTTAAATCCAAGATAGAAGCCCCAAGCTAACATAACCAACATCAAAAAGGTGGGTAAAATTTTACTCATATCCCCTTTTCCTTGAGGAAGGCTTCAATCTGACATCCTTTACACTTGGGGTTGGGCGTCTTCCCTGCATAACCATGATAGCCTTCATGTACCAAGTCTTTCTTGGTATCTATTAACTCCACCGCTTCCCGCCTACCCTCTGCTTTTCCCTGTTCTTCCCCTGCTTTGAATGCGGTTATGACTTGAGCTCTACGCATATCTCTTTCTCGTTGTTGCTGACGTGTCATCACAGTCTCTTCGTATCCCATCATATCCTCCCCAACTTTACCAGTAGACTCTCTACTTCATTGCCTCAGACAAGTGGGTTTTTTCTCCATTTTGAGTGCCAACCCAACTTGACCATATTTAATAGGAAGCGTATCTTGTATAGTGTCCCATAGCAAAACTCCATCGTTGACCTTCAAATCGCCAATACTTACAAGTATTCTTATATAGCCGTGGATTCTCTCTCGTTCCTGCTCTACTGGCGTCTTCTCCATGATAGTCTATTCCCTCCTTTCAGCATATATTATCCGATACCTCATCCCTCTATAACTCCCCCGTCACCAACATCAAAACTTTTCTCTCCACAGTATCGTCTCCACCTGCCCCTCAACAAATGTCCTTGTTCCGTGCAGGTCAGCCCACATCCGATTACGCTCCTCTATCTGTCCCATTCGATAACCCAACTCATAAGGCGTGGCCATTCCCTTGTCGTGGTCCTCTTGTGAAATCTTCTTAGGATGTAGTAGCCTTATCATCTTGTTCCTCCCTCAGTTCTGGGTGTGCACCACAAATTCTTCGCCTCAGTCGTAGCGGTGCTTTAGTAAAGACCTGAAACTTCTCACCACATAGCCGACAGATATAAGTCCTATTCCGTCCGAGCCTGCCCTCTCTGTATTCCCTACACTGGCTAACCGCCATCACTTCCCCTCATAATGCTTAATATCTGCTTCCCTTTGGGCTTCTAAATAATGATGAATTTGGCTAGTTGCCACCGTAGTGCCAAAGTAATTTTGTGTAATTTTCTTTATCACGGGACTATCTGCACTCAACAATGGTGGTTTATCTTTGGGTAGTAGAGAATTTTTAATTTGATGTGCCTTGAAATCTATCCAATCCTCAGTACCTGGAGGTAAAGAAGGTAGACAACGATATGGAGATTCAATATCCATAGTTTCTTCCCGCCTAAGTATTGCCTTTATCTTCTCTAAAGTTTTATCCATCACTCCACCCCATTAACTTCCCTCTTTCAGTCCTTTTGTTGATACGATTTTTGACTTCCTTAACCATTGCCATTACTTACTTCCTTTACCCCCCTTATTGTGGCTGTCAGGAAGGCTCAGGGGGGTTCTGGTTGACCTTGCACTGCCTGACATGTTCCCTTATGACTCTTTGACATTCCTCTTTGGTCGCTTCTCTGCCTGTTAAGAATTTCTCGCCACAATATCGACAATTACCACAATCACACGAAGGACATACAGCAGTTCCCCCCATAGATGCCTCTACTACAGGCTCTCCGCAGATGACACAAGGCGCATTTTCATCATATTCCACTGTAACTTTACCACCACCCTTTTTATTGTAAGTTGCCGTTTTCACTTAATCCCTCCTTACCATGCTTTCTTAATCCGAGGCTAATAGCCCAATTCATCCAGCGGTTGAAAGTCCATTTCTTAGGATTAGCTCTCTTCATTATCCGCTTGTAATCCTCATCGGAGACCCGGATTCCTCTTGCGTGGCTATCTTTAGTTGGCATCTACCCTTCCTCTATAACCTAATTTATGCAAAATACTTGATACAGTAATGATTGGCATACCTAACACAAATGCTATCCCTGAATGGCTTAATCCTGCGTCCCTCAAATCCTTGACTTTGTTATAGTCCCATTTGCGCCTAGCGAATGCCCCCCTAGCTATATTTTCAGGGTGCTTGGCGAACCCGTGATTTACCCCAATCCGTTTACCAAAGCATCTCCGTGAACAAAAATAATGGTCTCCTGTATAACCCTTTCCCGCTCCCCTTTTTGGGTTGAGGATATTTGCCATTACCACTGATTTACGCCGATGAAACAATCTACCACACATATCGCAAATAAGCGGTATCCATGTATATTCCGAAGAGCACTCCCTAGAACAAAATATTATCCTCTGACTGGTAGCATGAAACTCTTTACGGCAATTGGGACAGATTCTATCCAGCCCCCACAATGCCCTTGTTGGTAGACGTTCTTTTTTCAAGACCTGACGAACCCGCTCACGTGTTACCCCTACCCTATCTCCAATCTCTCTTAAAAACATGCAAGGGTTATTTGCCCTTAATTGTAAAATGCGCTCTTTTGTTAGCATATCTTAACCTCTTTTATATTGTGCACCCTTATCATACCACGGGTTCACCCCTGTGTCAAGCTTTATTTTATGAGTGAATCCATTTATCTTTAGCTTGACTTTTTTATTGTTTTTTGATAAGCTAAACACATGGAAGATAAAAAAGAATATAAAAAGCAATACATGAAGAGATGGCTAGAAGCTCATCCGAATTATTTTAAACAATGGGAAAAAGCCCATCCTAATTATTTTAGGGAATACCAGATACAAGCAAAGATTAAGGCATTAAGACATTATGGCAAAGGCAAATGTGCCTGTGTAACATGTGGAGAAAGTAGACTGGCTTGTCTATCTATTGACCATATAATTGCACTTGGGGCAAAACGGCAACGAAAAACTGGCATATACCGTTGGTTGATTAAGAATAAATATCCTGAAGGCTATCAAACTTTATGTATGAATTGTCAATTTATAAAAAGTGCCTTTAATAATGAGACACGAGGGGTAAATAAAAAAAGATTCCCCCATCTATCCCGTTTTAATAGAATAAATGAGGGATTGTGTTGACCGAAAGCTTTAACCGCCTTCCTGTGGCTGTCAGAGCGTGTCAACTAAATCATGGGGGGCAACCCTATGGGACTCTATACCCACAAGATAGCCCCTCATCATAATACACTCAATCATGAACTATATCGTGTAGGCAATCAAGTAATTCCATACTAGCCCCGCAGTGATTGTTTAGGGCTTCGTGTATTTTGTTAAATTTTTCCTTTAGTCTTTCAATTTCCTCTAATGCCTCAGCATGAGAGAGCTGTTTGTGGACGACATCACGCTGATAGTCACAGTCACATACCCACTTATCACCTTCAATGCGCATCTCCTTCTTGTCGTTTCGGCAGAGAGGCATCGGTCGCCCTCCATTATTCCCTATGCTGCCTATCTATCTGGATGCTTTTAATTTCTTTCTGCATATCATCAAGGCGTTTATTGTGCCCCTTGACCTCCTGAGTTAATTTGCCTAACAAGAAACCAACTCTCCAGCCTACGCCAATAATGGCAACGAGTAGTGTCAAGCTGGAAAAAATTACTACTAAGGTATCTGCAATCATCTTACACGCCTTTCTGATCTCTAATATACTTAGTTCCCCACCAGAAATGTCCTATGAGTATTCCTAGTAGAACACCACACCCAAAGATTAGTAAGCCCCATGACCAAAGATAGTGACCAACCAAAATCATAACGATGGATAATCCCATCTGCCACAGTAAGGGGTAATTCTGCCGGGCATCTCTGGTCACGTACGTCCAAGGTCTCTTCCACCAGGGAGTTAGATAGGTATACATCCATTTATAGAGATTCATTTTCTCCTTACGCAGCTACACATATTCCGTGTGCGATTAGAGCATCTCTTATAGCGTCTATGACACCATCGGTGGTTGCGTCTCCGCTGTTAATGGCATCGTCAATCCTTGCATCTACTACCTGCGCCCCTAATACTTGAGCACTATTAACATCAAGAATAGAATTTACATTATCTATGTTTTGGCTGTTAGCATCTAAAGCACCACTCAGCACTATGCCTGTAATCGTGCT